ACTGTTTGGCTGTTCACCACAATGCCATTCAATGCAACAGGAACTGATGCTTGAAACTCACCAGTGCTTGGTTTGTACAACAGCTTCGCGTTGCCTGTGAACAGGGTTGAGGCTGTTCCCGTTGTGGCGTTTGCAAACAGTGGGAAGACGTTGGTTGCTGTGCTTGTGTCGTTGCTCAGTGCCGCACCGCCCACAGAAGCCCATGCAGTGCCGTTGTAGCCCTCAAACTCAACTGTTGTGGTATTGAAGCGCAACATACCGCTTGCTGGTGTAGGACGCTGTCCAGTGGTTCCCTTGCTGATTAGTAACGCGCCGGTTGAGGAGAATGTGGAATCCAGCGTAGCAGTCAATGCGCCGGTCACTGCAACAGTACCAGTAACCGCCAATGATGTGCCATTCCAAGTCAGGTTGGCAGAGCCGCCCAAAACGCCACTGTTATTGAATTGAACTTGAGTGTTTGACCCTGCTGCATTCGCAACCGTTGAACTGGTCTTGATGAAGTCAACGCCATTCCAGGCACAAACAGCAGACTCACCTGCAATGATCGTGACACCCGTTGTTGGACCAACGCCTACTAGCTTGATTGATTGGGTGCTGGAGGTCTTGTTGATGACCACATAAGTCTTTGACTGCGCTGGCGCAGTAATCGTGCGCAGGGTTGTCCCACCCGCCGTCCACAGAAGAATCGCCTGCCGGGCCTGGTTTGCAGCCCCGGAAGTCGTTGTCAGGGTTACGTCCGCATCGGAACTAAGTGTGGTAGTACCGGCTACGGCCGTGTCTAAAAGGCCAGTAATCTGGTCGTTGACTGCTGTTCCCCAGGTATTGGCTTCCGTCCCTGTAACGGGTTGGGCTAGGCCAAGAAGGGTGGTGTAATTGATTGTCATCTTGTTTTCCTCATGCCGCTATGCGCGTCCACACGTTTGTTTGTGCATCATTAACTTCGACCCAACCAGGAGACTGTGAATCATTGACATTTTGCCAGTTAACTGTTTGACTGTCATCAACAATTGTCCAAACCAGAACTCCGCCAACCTGGCCAATCCCTTGTACGCCTGTGACGTTGACTTGAGCGCCGATACCGACCGATACCGACCCAACGCTGCCCGTTGCCGAGAGGCCCACAACCGTGACAACTTGCACGGTTTCGACCACAACGCTTCCAACATTCGCTGTCGCTTCAACGCCGGTAAGGGAGACATTGGCGTCTCCAGCAAAGTCAACCGAGCCAACTTCTCCTGTTCCCTCGACCCCAGTAGCGAAGACGTCCGCATTCGCAGCAACTGTGGTCGCTCCAACAAAGCCTGTGGCCTCAACGCCTGTGAGGACGACACTTGCTGCGATGCTGACAGAAACCGACCCAACTTGACCTGTTCCAGATACCCCTGTGAGCGATACATTAGCTTCGCCCGTGACTGTTGCCGCCCCGACAAAGCCCGTGGCAGACACGCCTGTGAGCGATACGTTGGCATCTGCATTGACCGTGACGGAACCAACCTGTCCTGTGGCAGACACCCCAGTGAGACTGACATTGGCCTCTCCAACAACAGTGGCCGTACCAACAAAGCCGGTGGCTGAGACGCCGGTAACACTGACATCTGCATTTGCAGTGACGGTAACTGCGCCAATTTGTCCTGTTGCAGAGACCCCTGTGACATCGACATTGGCGTCCGTTGCTGCTGTGACCGAACCAACCTGACCTGTTCCAGACAGCGTGACCGCACCCTCACCCCATGGGGCCTCACCCCAGGCTTGACTGCCAAATCCACCAAGTGCAATCCGTACATCGGCCACTTACGCCTCTTAGGCAATACGAAGTATTGCGTTTGTCGCGTCAGCAGTTGGAAAGATGATGGTGAAAGTGCCCGCACTAGAGCTCTTTGAGCCACCAAAATCAAGAATACATACCGAAGGGTCACCTGCGGCACTGTCGTTGTAAATCATCGCACCAAAGGCCGTTATCGTGGCACTGGTGAACGACAAATCAGCGAAGTCCGTGAAAGCAGTCGTACCGGAAGACGTTGGTGTTACGTTTGTCAACGTGCCGCCGCCGGCAGTGTATGTGCCCGATGCAGCCACCTCATTGGTAGCAGTGTATGCAGTTGTTGCCGCTGTAAAAGAAGCACTATTGTCATACATGGCCAACTTGAAAGTGTTTCCAGTGCCGGTTGTGAAGTTGTGCACAGCCCTCATCAGTTCCACTTTGAAACTGGTACACATGAAATTTCCTGAAAATGCCATTTTTAATCTCCTAACAAATGAACGAGGTTGGAATGTCCTGCTTCACGCAGGCGGATTGCGATAGTTGCCCTATCTTGGTTTACCGCTTCTTCAAGATAGGCCTTGATTACGGACCGCACAGCGCCTCGAAAAGCTACCGCCTGATCTCGAATTGCTGGATGTGACTCACTTCCAACGTAAATAATCTTCTCAATAGCTCGATCGGCCAACTCGTCCGGAGTCCAGCCACGTCCATTGGTGGTAGCGACGCTTACGCCGCTTAGTAGCACAGGGGATTGGGTGCCTATCATGGTCCAGGTGTCTCCGATTTAAGTTGAACACGTACCATGCCATCACGATACTCATCACGACGGCGACGGCCTTGTTGCTCGATGCCAAGCCCTTGAAGAGCTTGTTTGTAACTTGCGTCAAAGGTGGCCATCATGTCAGGCGGTCCTTTGGTATAGCTGTATGCCTGGATCAAACAGGCATAGAACAGCGCCTCTGGGGCGTTTGTGCTGATCCATGTCGTGTTGTTCGTCGAAGAAAGCTGTGGAGGACGATAGATATAGCCCATTTCCGCAACAAACGCAGCGTTTGGAGTCGGGGCAATGTAAAAAGTGTTCTGGTCCCACACGGAATAGTATTTTGGAATCCCTGTTGTGGCACCGTTTGGCCAATACTCTTTCATGAAGGACGTATCGCGAAAGTCCAAGAAGATTTGGTCCGTACCTGATGTGATCATCAAGTAGCGATGAGTCAAGATATCACTGGGAGCAGACAAAAACTTGTTGCCACTGGTCATATTGCCGGTCACTTCAAGCTTAAAGACATCCAAGTCGATGTCTCTCAAAATTCTGTTCTCTGCAAAAGTAATGAACGTGTTTATTACCGCCGGAGTAAAGACGTTCGCGTCCACTTCGGTGTAATTTCGTATGTTTGTTACAAGTTCATCGTATGTCATGATGTTTGCACCGTTACAGAGCCTACCACTCCTTGAGCAATCAAGGCCTTATCCTCTATGTAGGGACGCATGTCATTCGTATTTCTCGCCGTTCCAAAACTCTGAAAAGCTGAAAAACCAGGTGCACCTACAAAGACAGATACAGGTTCAATTCTATCTGGCCTTGGCTCATAAAGGGCAATTGCATCCCCTCTATATTTCAAAGGCTCAAGCTGTGGTTCCTTGGGCTCGTAATCGTCCGGGCAAACCTTAAATCCACGCCAGTTCTTGCGAAGCACGTTGTACTCATATCGCTGGCCGCAGTAATCACACAGGCCATATGAAAATTTACCTGTTGCGAAGGCCATGCGTTACACCCCTAAGTCAGGAACGAAGTTAACGCTGGCAGTATCTCTGTCTTCCATCGCGGCGCGCAAGAAATCTTCTTCGTAAATAGTCTTGAGCGCGCCTGTGCGCTCGGGGGCGTACTTCAAGGAGATGTAGTACGCCAGTCCTGATGTCAGGCATGGCAAAAATCTGAAGTTGACGTCTGATGTGTTGGTGTACGCACCAGCGTCTTGGATACGGCGAATCCTGTAGTACACAAACGTGTAGTTTTGGTCCGCCGCAGGATAGAAAAACACCTTTGGCACGTTTGTTCTCTGTACATAGTACTGAGCGGGACGTGCTTGAGTTGTTTTGTCTGGGATATTTAAATATTCAGAGCGACTGATGCGGTCAATTGTGATATCAGTCAAAATGCCCTGGGAAGGGTCTCGAATGACAGCAGACAAAACGTTAACAGTGTCTGTGGCCAACGATATCTCATTGATACCCTGCGTGATGGCATAGGTGGCTTGTTCAATCGTCCAAAGGTTGAGGCCCCTGTTTGCCCAATCCAAAAACAACAGATTGAGAGAGCGACGCGCAGACTTGAGCTGGTAGCCGTTCGTGCCACGTATGCCGCATCTCTCAAATGCCTCTTCGATCAGGTCGTCAATCGACAGATCAAAGGTTGTTGTCCCTGAAGTGGTCATTTAGCAGGCTCCGCCCTTCATCATCTTCTTGACTTTGCCGCCCTTCATCATGCCCATGGCCATTTTCTTATGTTGATTGATGGCCATGCCACCTTTTTTCATCATAGGAACGCCAGTAGTTTTGCTTGGTTCAGAGATCATTTTGTTTGCGGGGCCGCTCTCGACAGCACCACCGCCGCGCACTGCGCAGCCCATTCCACGTCCAGCCATGTTATTTCCCCTTTTTCATTGCACGGCCTTTAACGTCGGCCGTTTTACGCTTCACGGCACGGCCCATCTTGTCGGCCATGTCAGAATTCTTCATCATGGAGCCATCAGGCATCTTGTGCATGCCCGCCGCTCCGCCTTTTTTCATTTTGCCAATGTTGTCAGCAGCGAAAGCCGGAACTTTCTTGCCATTCTTCATGACCATCTTCATCTTTGTGGTTGTCGCCATCACTGCTCCTTACTTTGCTTGTTGAATAAGTTGATCAATTTTTGCTTCAAGACGATTAAAGCGTTGGTCGATGTGGTCAGTAACTCTTTGCACTTCTGAATTAGTTGCGTAATCACGGGCAATCTCCTCGCGTGTTTTGTTTAACAAAATGTCTATCCGCTTGAGCTCGTCAAATTTTTCACGAATGAAAAACCACAATCCGCCAATTGCGGCAGATAAAACGGCGGACCAGATTAAGTTAATGTCCATCAGCATTTCCATCTTGCTAGGGCAGCCGCCTTACGGGTAGGCTTGCCTTTTTCATCTTTCATTGGCCCCGGCATACCGGACATTCGAGCGCAAAAAGATTTTTTACGCGCGCCGCCTTTAGGCTGGGGGGCTTTCAAATTACTTCCTGTTGCTGCGTTGTATTTAGCACGGCCTTTGGCAGTCAAACCCGCCCCTTTGGAGGTGGGCAATTTCTCGCCGCGACCAACCGAAAGGGAGGGCGCTTTCTTGGCCATTACTGCGCGGCTCCACCATAGAAGAACAAGGTCACGCTGGTAACTTCAACACCAGAAACATCAATAAACACTCCTGAGTCAAAGACAATTCCCATATCCGGAAGGATAAGGTCAGTGGCTCCGGCCGCAGCAGGCGTATTGATGGTCAGCAAGGCTGTGCCTGCGGTAGTGCTACCGTTCTTTAGGGTAAAGGACGCGGCTGTAGCTGTATTTGTGAAATAAATACCGGCTACCCTTGTGCGACCCCCAATTGCATGGCCATCGGCAGTCTTTGTGACTGCCTGAATATTGCTGTTGCTCATGCTATCCTCCTATTAGGAGGCTTGTGTGAAAGTCACACCAGCGGCAACCGCACAATACGCCTTTGCAAACCAGGAAGTTCCGTCGCTGATCACAGTGACCATGTCGCCTGCGACCGCTTGGGCATCTACAAAGCTGATGGTGTCATCGGCAGTACCAGTATCACCAGCAGCACCGGAGGCAGGATATGCCTGGCCCTTGATAATGTTTGCGCTGGATGCAGTCACGATGGTGTAGCTTGCACCAGAAGGAGCAGCTTTGACAATGAATGTGAACGCTACACCGGCAGCGGGTGCAGGCAAAGTTGTAGCAAATTCAGTGGCGGAATTCAAAAAGAATGTAGTGCCGGATTGTGCTGCGGTCAGGGTTGAGGCAGCGGTCAATTCAGTATTTGCAACTGTTCCAGTTACGTTACCGACTACGTTGCCAATGAGATTCCCAATAAAGCCGTTTGTTGACGTTACTGGGCCGGAGAAGGTAGTTGATGCCATGTCTATTTTCCTTACATGCAAGTTGGGGCGTATCTGTCTGCATGTCGTCAGCCGGGACTGTCAGATACACCGGAGAACCCCGGAATGTGCTCAATATACACCAAAAGAAAAAGGGGCACAAGGCCCCTTTTTCCGTTTACTCGACCATTAGGCCGCGCCAGGCGAACCGAACATGCCGCGTGGGTCACTGAAGCCGAAGCTATAGCGCTCACGTGCCTTGTAACGGACGTTGCCGGTGTCGAAGTCGCCTTCAAAGCCGGTCTTCAGGGACACACGTGTGAACATCTTCATGCCGTTAGGTGCGTCAGTCTTGATGAAGTACGCATCTGGGTCGGTCAGGAAGTTGTTGACTGTGTAGCCTTGAGGCACCATGCCCATGTTGCGAATGGCGTTGATGTCGTTGTCCGCAGTTCCGGTACGCAAAGTGGATTTCAAAATGCGATCTGCGGTAAATTGCAGTTCCTTGGGAACAATCAACTTCAAGCCTTGAACAGCGATCTTCAAGCCACGCTCATCGGTGAACGCAGAGATGTCGATCAGTGACTGCTCCAAGGAGGTCTCAGACAAGTCCGCTGGGGTTGCCAGTGTGTTGGACAAGTTAGGACCACCCAAAGTGGGGTGAGCAGTAGAACACAGAGCAACACCGTCGCCACCGATAGAGGTAGTGAAAGCACCGTTCAGGATGGCAGCAGCTTTGATCTGCTTGGTTTGCGCCATAGAGCGTGCCAAAGCACGTGTATAGCGAGCGCCAAGGCGGTCATAGAGGTTGTCCTCTACGGCTTCTTCAGTCAAGGAGAAGGCCAAAGCAATGGTCTCGTGTGTGTAACGAGCTGTGTAGACCTCTTGCGCCTGGTCGTACGCGACGCCAGAGCCTTCAGTTTTCACAGGGGCTTCACCAAAACCCGATTCCATCACCTCTTCTTCAAACGCGCGGTCTGAAGATTCGATTGAATAGATTTGGGTGTGTTGGTTTTCGTAGTTTTTATACTCGAGGCCGAACAAGGCGTTTAAGCCTGGCTCAAGTTCCTTAACGAGTTGTGCGCGGGAAATTGCCATTTATGTTCTCCTTAAGTACTAAAGCCTGGCGTACCAGTGCTGCCGTACATGTGCTCGTTGATCTTCACAACGAGAACGGCGTATTGGCCCATCTCGTTACCAGGAACATTCCACAGGCCGACTGCTTTCAAATTGGCAGTAGCGTTCTCTGTGAAAGTGCCACTCATGGTCATATTGGACACACCAGTGGTGGTGCTACCAGTGGTGCTGGCAGTGATGTCAGCGTTGGTACCAATATTAGTTTGAGTAGGGGTTCCAGCATTTTGGATGATGAACAACTGGCTGGGATCATCAATAACATCAGCGATGATTTGACCGCTGGTGATATTGACAGAACCGGGATAGTAGTTCTTCCATGTAGGCTTGCCAGTGGTGGGATCGATATAGCTTACGCCATTCAAAACGCCAACAGCAACCGTATGGTCCGTGTTGTTGAATTTGACAAGATAACCATTGTCAATGGTCACCAAGTCGCCTTGGAAGATTGCTCCGGACTGGTTATCGTTAATCAAGTATCCGTACTGTTTTTGACCGCCAGTAGCAGAGAGATTACCGAGAGGACGCAGACCAAAGGGCTTGTTTACATTTGCCATTTGATAATTCCTTTAAAAAGATTATTCGGCAGCCTTGGGGCCGCCGAAGCTGACTCGAGATTGCCGTGTGGGGCGTTGAATCTTCATTGAACTGTGAGCATTGCTCTTCATCAACTCATTATCAGCCGCCTGCATTTGATCATTCGCACGCTGTTGGTAATACGCATTACGCTCTTGTATGTTCTCTTCGGGAATACGTGCCAAGAGAAGACCTCCCACGCTGATAACACCAGCATGTCGGCCGTCTTCAACAGATGGGACAGGGAAGTCAGGATATTCATCCGCACGAACAAGCTCATAACCCTCGCGGATTTTGCCTGCTACGTTTGTACGATCTTCCTGACCTGCAATCTCTGCACGAATCCATCTGTGCCGTGTTCCCTCCAGAGGAGGAGGAGCATCCAGTCGAGAAGGAGGAGCCCAGGGCTTACGGCGTGCTTCGCTGTCACGAGTGTTCGCGCTGCGAGATTCACGATTTAAAGTAGGTACAAGCTTGTCTGTCATCTCTTACTCCTTAACGTACTTGGCGTATTCCTCAAGAGGAACGCCCAATTTTTTGGCCATCGCAACTTGACTCGGTGAGAGTCTCACAGTGCGGCGTGCTGAACTATTCACTCCCGATGAACGGGTTGCAGGAGCCACCGATTGCACGTTTCTGGTGGTACTGTTGTTTTGCGCTTGAGGAGAAAATTTCCGTGGATAAGTGCTTCTCATGCGTTTATCGAGCTCATCATAATACTCATCTGACGATCCGTCAAATCCCTCGTTGATAACGAGTTGCTTGTGGATGCCCCAGGCGGTATTGGTCATGACCGTGTCCTGGCCATACCATGAGTTCTTCTCCATCCAGTCTTCCAGCTTCGGGTCTATCTGAGCGGGTTGCTGGTACTGGGGTTGTTGTTGATACTGAGGCTGCGCTTGCTGGACAGGCTGATTCTGTTGCTGTTTTACGTAAACTTCGCGGCGCTGATTCTCTTCGGCCACCTGGCGCTGCTCGTAAATCAAGTCGGTCATGCGCTGATTGGCTTCGGTCTCAGTGTCGATGTCGCCCTCTTCGCGCGCTTTACGGATGATTTGCTTCAAAGCCACAACCTGGGTCTCAATGCGGCCCTTGGCTTCGTGCAAACGTTCCTCGTCAGTGTGGAACATCCGCTGTTGCATCTGTTGCGCTTGCGCTTGCACGCCCTTGGCGTAGGCAATGGCAGCCTCTTCACGGCGTTGTGTCTCGCGCAGGCGAGCGGTCAGCTTGTCAATACGCTTTTTGACGCTCTCGCTGTACTGGTTGAGCTCACTGTCAGGCTTGTCAGCGTCGCCGTTGTTTGTTTCAACATTGGGGGCCTGCTCCTGCTCCTGTACTTTTGGAGACTGGCCGTCCTCGCCCATGTCAATGTCTACGGGCTCTTCGCCTTCACCCAACTTAAATTCCAATTCTTGCTGTTCATTCATACTTGGCTCCTTACATGTGCAGAATATCTTCAGGGCTGTTTACAACCCCAATGATTTCGTCGTCGTTGAGAATTCGGATTTCTCCACCATCAATCTGGATGCGAGAACCTGCGTATCGACCAAAAATAATCCAGTCACCTTCCTTGCACCACGCTCCATCGGGAAACTTTGATTCGTCCGCGTAGGCCAGGGCTCCCGTCTTCAAGACGTAGCCGCAGTTGGTTGCAAGTTGGGTTTTTCTCTGGGTTTCTTCGGCCAAGACGATGCCGCCTTTGGTCTTTTCCGCGCCACGATAGGGCAAGACGGCGATGCGCCAGCCTGTGGGGGTAGGGATGCGGTCTCGGACAGCTTGTTCAAGCTTCTCGGGATTGAAACCCTCGTCCGTATACGCATCATCAAGGCAAGGGCCTTTTTGTTCCGCCTCTTCGCGCCACTTGCGCTCTAAAGCAGTCAGGTCCATTTCAACTTCCATGGTCATCTCCTCTGTGGTTAAAAATCATCGGTAGTCCTTTGTGACAAGAGGTCACGAACGGCTTGATCGGCAAGTTTTAATCCTTCGAGGCGACCCATCATGAAGCGATATCGCTCCATATCAGTGATGGTGCCATTCAAAATGATAGCCTCCGAGTCTTCTCGGAGCTTTCTTAATTCTGTGACAACGGCTTCTGCAAATTCGAGCATGGTATTTCCATGAAAAGCAGGTGGTACAAGGCCCCACCCGTTGGCAAGTGCTTACGTCTCAGTATATCTCAACCGGACGGTTGCCGTCTTTCTTCTTTACGACCATGAAAGCGCCACCCTTCTTGGCCTCCTTCGGCTTGCTAGGCCTGTTGGATTTACCAGCAGTGGAGAGAGCAATCGCGACGGCCTGTTTCACCGCTGCGGACTTGTTCTTCGGCTTGCTGGTTCCAATCTTTCCTTTTTCTTTGTACTTGGTGACCATCTCACCAATATTGGAGCTTACTGTTTTACGACTTGAGCCTTTTTTAAGCGGCATTTCGGCCTCCTTGAGCGGGTGGTGTGTTCTGTGTTGCATTCATGCGCTCTCGGGCCACGCCGGCTCGCAGTTGTGCAATGTTCTCTTGTGACTTTACACGATTTTGCTGTGCCTGAGCATTCTGCGCAATCTTTTCTTGGTCGAGTGCGAGCTTCTGTTGATCCAACGCAAGTTTCTTGTTGTCGTTCTCGGCACGCTGTTGCAGTTCCTGCTTCTTGAGCTCCACCAGTGGGTCGCCCTGCTCTCCAGACAACTGGTTTTGCATGTCCCGAACCTCTTGCATGAACAAAGCAACCTTCAACGCCACCATGCCCTCCTTTTGGATAGGAGAGACAATGCCGTCCGGGTCAGTGCCGTAGTTCTGGAACAGTTCTGCCTCCACAGCTTCCTCCGCCTTGAGTCTCACGTGGTCCAGGATGTGCTTTTGCAGTGCCGTTGCCGCCATGGGGTTGGCCTGGAGAATGGGAGACAGGCCCATCATCAGGTGACCGGCAATGTGCGCGTCATGCTGCTGACCAGCAAAGGCTTTCAAGCGCATGTTGTTGAGCACGTCGCTGTTTTCACTGGCCGGGTCCTTGGGCATCTGGGTGTTTTGCGGCAACAAGATGCCGTCGATGTCCCGGACATTGAGCGCAGAGTACACGCGGTAGTACGCTTCGTACATGTCATGCATCTGTGGCGCGCTTTGAGCCATCTGCAACTGCGTTTGGGCCAAGGTAATGCGCTGGGCAGAGCTAAAGATGTTGGGATCAGCAACAGGCAGCACCGCCACCATGTTGTTGAAGTCCTTCTTCTTGATTGAGCGCGCGCCACCGGGTACATCGTACGGATAGTTGTCCGGCATGTACTCGCCAAAGCCCTTGGCAAGCATCTTGAACTCAAGACCTTGGGCATAGTGCAGGCGTTTGTGGATTGCCGACATGACAATCGAGCCACGCTCAAGCAATGCAAGGGTTGTTCCGACCTGTGCGTTTTGATTGGCGTCGCCAACCTGCATGTCTGCGGTGCTGGCCAGGCGTTTGCCCGCGTCAACCAAGAATCCAAGCAATGCAAACAAGGCTTGGCTCGGTTCTTTGTAGGGCAAAGGCAACAAAGAGGCCTGAAGTTCCGCGCCACCAGCGTCAATGTCTCGCCATTCGCCTGGTTGGATAGGACTATCGTTGTCCGCGATCCGCGCGCCCTTGGCCTTGAAGCCAGCAGGCAAGTTAGAGAGCGTTCCCGCGTCCAGAAGCTGGCGCAGAGCACTGGTTGCGCCCTTAGACAGGCCACCAACCATGTGAACAAAGCCCATGCCGTACGCGCCAAGGCCTTCGACCAGCACGTAATGCACAAAATAGTCCTTGCGCACCTTCAATTCGTCGTCTTCGCTCCAGTTTCTACGTACGCCAACCACTTGCAGGCTGTCTTCAAGCATGGTGACGACGTATGGCAAGCGAATTTTGGTAGGTTCGCCGTCTTCGTCCTTGTCTTCAAAGCCAGGGATGTCCAAATCCACTTGCATTTCCAACAAAAACACTTCTTCGACGTCGTCTGTAGGCTGCACACCCACAACTTTGTCCACGGCTTCTTGAATTTGCGTGGTGTCAGGCAGCATCGTCTGCGATTCAACGTCCACATCCAGGTATTCGCCGGACACAATGCGCTTTCTGAACTCATTTGAGTCCATTGCAATGCGGTGCGTGATCCGTGGGCACTGGCTCATGACGCTTGAGCCGTTGTACGGGATGTAAACATCGTCGGCCAAGCACAATTTGGAGACCATGCGGCCCAATTGGCGGTCGTAATACACCTTCTTGAACGAGGAACCGCCGTATCCAGTGTAGAAAAGCAACTGATCAAACTCAGGTGTGTACTCTTCCATCACCTGGGTGATCTGGTAGTTCATGAAATCTTGCACGCGAGAGGCCTGTTGAGCCTTTTCTACCGTCTCACGGCCGACGATTTGCGTGCGAACAGGGCCGCCAGCAGGCATTAATTCCTTGAATGCCTGTGCCTGGAACTGCACGATGGCCTCTGTCAGCATTGGATGGGTCGCGCCCGACGCGCCCCTGAATGGCTTGGTGCGTTCTTCAAGCTTTAAGCCCAGCAAGTCCATGCCCTTGGAGTACATCTGCTCCCAGTCAGAGCGTGAAGACTTGTCAGCCTCGAACATCGCGCCGACATCCAGGGCGATCTGGCTCAAGTCGTCCTCATCAATGACCTCGGCCAAGTTGGCGTAGAAGTCAACTTCATCGGCATCGTCTTCACTCATGTTGATAACAGCACTGCCGTCGTCTTCCAACACGATCTCGATGTCGGGCATCTCGTCCTCATTGTCGATGACGATGTCCAACTGAGGGGCTTGATTTACTGCTTTGTCTATGGGCATGGGTTTTCTTTCTTATGGACGGGGACGTCCAGACAAGTCCATCTTAAACTCTTCCAGTTTGGGAGTCAGATAACTATCGCTCTCTGCGATCTTATCCGGTTTAATGTAGGTCTTCAAGAAGGATAACACTTCGTTCTCTGCGTCCTTAGGAGCAACGTTACCTGTCTTAGCTCCATTGCCTTTGACCTGTTTCACGATGGTACTCATGGGCCCTAGCTCACGGCCTTCGGCTTTTGCGCGCACAATGTCGGACTCGGAGAGTACGCGGCCCAGTGGTCCTGTGTATGCTTTCTCCACCTGGACAGTAGTGAACGGCTTGCCTTTTGAGTCGCGCAAAGTGTAGACCTGTACCTCTTCGCCTTCCTTGAAGCGGCGGTATTCCTTAGGTCCATAAGCGCCTCCCTTGGCATATCCGCCAACAGAGTGTCCAATGTATGCGCCTTCAATCGCAGTGGCTTCGTTGTCAAGGATACGGTGCCAAGTGAAGTTCTGTCCGTCTTTTTCAAAGTTCATCAACGGCTCGCTCAGGCCCTGCTTCCAAGTTTTTTCTGGAATACGCTTTCCACTCTTTACAGCGTTAACCAGGTTCTGCGTATTGAACATGTCCAAGTTGTACCTGGCCGAGTTCTTAACCACGTCTTCAAAACGCATTTTGGTAATCTCTTTTGGAGACAACGTAGCCAGGTACTGGTTAATGTTCCTTGGTGACAACAAGTCCTCAAGCGCGCTCTTGTACGGCATGTCAATGTCATAGATCGGCTCGCTCGTCTGAATTGCTCTCTTGATATTTTCAGGCACAACACCCGGTACTTTGGTTTCGCCTATACCAAGTTCCTTGTATATGCGATTAATCATGTTTGATTCTTCGGGAGGCTGCTTATACAGGTTGTACAGTTCCTTGTATTCGTTCGGTATGTAGTTGAGCAAGTCGTTGGACGCTTCTCCACCCCGTGGTCCTGTCAGGGATATCTTGGGGTTAATGAGGTTGGGGTCCATCCCGCCTGCCACCATCTTCTCGGTCACGTCCTCTGCCAATTGAGACTCGAGTTGACGGCCTCTGTCTCCCATGGTAGATGGGTAGGCTGGGTCAAAGAGAGGCTCTTTGGTATTGAAGGCCAGTCCTTTCAGTCCCGTCATCTCATCGTAGCGACGCGTCAAGTCTTCCAACGCCTGTGGGTACTTGGGGTAGAACCTTGACTCTCCAGTTACTGGATCAACACGAGTCTTGCCTGCGCGTGTCTGCTCAATTGCATAGTCAGGAATCTGCTTTTGCAGGGCAGGGGTGCGAAGCTGGCCACTGATGATTTGGTTAAATATAGGGTCACTTGGTGTGCCGTACTGACGTGTGAAATAGTTCTGTGCCTTGGAGCGCCAGAAGTTTTCAATGGCATCACCCATCTCGTTGGACAAGCCTGAGATGCTTGGGTTTGCACCAGCGTCAATCATCTTGTCTAATTTAGAAATAGGAGCATTGCTCTTTCCCGTTGACTGCACGCCGGTGAACGTCGTGCCGCCGCCTTCGGGGCGGACAGCAAAGGCTGGCTGTGGTGTGATGCCGCGCAGTGGCCCTTCATTGAACATGCCGCGCTCGACCTGGCGGGCAGCTTCCTTGCCAAGGTACTTTACCGCCGGAGTAGCCACTTCCTTGAGCATCCTTGCCGCAGGGCCTACCAGTGCCGCATTTCCTGCGACAAAGCCTTGCTCTGCCCGGCCAAGAATCTCTTTGCGCTTAGGGTGAAAGACACTAAATTGATTGGCCACTTCATCGGGCGGTGTACCAAGCAACGCGCCCTGAATGAACGCGTATGTCTGGGGGTCAGGAAGTTGATTGATGTCACGCTCGGTTGCAAGCTTTCTAGACTTAGCGCCTTGGCGTTGGATGTTTGTGTTCATCACAGGTTGATACCTGTTTAGCTCGGCTTGGTCAGCGGCTAATCGTTCGATCTGCTGAGGCGTGAGCCGTTCTCCGTCAGGGGGCGAACCATCAGCGCGTTTGACAGGGCCCTGCGAGCCATACCTGCCCACCTTGTCTGACATGCCCGCAGGTTTACCGGTAGAAGCTTTCCCAGGGGATATCCCCTCTCGTGCCTGAAGCGCCATCTGACGCACGAGCGCCAGCAACTCTTCTTGGCTCTTGGACTTAGATGCAAGCTCAATACCTAAGCGGTTATTGTGGATGTCTTGCGTGTAGTCGGGAGACTCTTTCATCATGCCCATCTTTGAGCCAATAAAGCGAATGGGAGAAGTCTTAAGCTCATGCATCTGCCCAGCAAGTTCAGCGGTACCTGGGCCGTACTTGCGTGCCAAGGTAGCTGCGGCCAACATGTGTCTTGCCGAATCTTGTCGGTCATACTGGCCGTCTTCTTCAGGGAACATGTTTGCTGACTCTTGACGTGCATAGTCAGACACGCCGTACAGGCCAGGCAAATCTTCCTTGTCCGCTTCACCGCCTTTGGCCATGCCCGCTGGCTGGACAGGGGCCAATGGATCAAACCCTCCTAATTGTCTTTTTAAGGTGTCCCCTAGATAATATTTTTCGTATTTGTTGTACTCGTCTTCAGTAAGGAAGCGGCGGTTGTCCAAATTATTGTCCTTAATATATTTTTCTACCTTCGGGACTTCTTTAATATCCCGCAAGCCTGCTAAATGCAAGTCATTAACTGTTGACCAGTTGCCGCTGTTCAAAAAGTCCTGTACAAAAGGCTGCGCGTCTTCTGCTATGTAGCCATTAACCTGGCCTTTAATCTGGTTGATGCTAGGAGGCAGTTCGCCTACTACTTGATCTGCTGCTTTTTGGAAACTGTCCATCGGGCTAGGGGGACGGGCTCCCGACAATACCCTGTTTTCTGCATAAACGTTTGGGTTTTCAAAATACATTTTCTTGCCCAAAGCGTAGATTTCCTGTAGCTTTTCTTCAGGGATAGAGCCGTCTTGAAGCAGTTCCGCAGGAAAACTATAATTTTCTCCACGTGCGCGGGATTCAAGGCCGTAAGTGACATAGTCCAGAGGATGTTTTTCCTTAACCGTTTCAACTGTTGTATACCTTTTTCCCTGGTCGTCGGCCAACGAATAAACCTTTACGTCCCCGCTCTTAATGGCTTCCCAGCCGCCATATCCATATCCAGGACTTCCCTTGTTACCTGATTGAGGTGTCCAGTCGGGGTGTCCGGGCGGGGGTTCGTATCCGCGTACGGAGTGGCCCATGGCATCGGACTCCGCAGCAAAGTAGCCAGGCTTGTCCAACTGCATCCACCTGAAGCCTTGCTCTGGATACTGCTTGTAAACAGGCACGCCCTCAAGAGACTGAATTTGGGCCTTCTTCATCTTGTCGGCCATATCCAAGTCATACTGATGCGTAAGACGCACGGCATCTTCCATGCTCAGTCCTCTGAGGCTGTCTGGGCTCAGGCGGCCTGTCGTCAGGCCCTCTTGTAGCACATCAATAATGTGGTTAAAGCCCAAGTCCTCCGGCCCACGTCCTGTATTCATCCCGCTTACCTTGGCAGTGGGGTTTTGCACTGCAAACTCTCCCCCAAACGCCCTAAGGGTTTCATCCAAATCAATCCTATCGGAGTAACCAAATGGGATCATCTCGTTATATGGCCCTACGTTGATTGCGGCGTCGGCTCTGTTCTCCCACGCCTGTCCTCGGTCCGTCTTAGAAATAGGGGCTTGTTGCTCAATAGGTAGGCCGGCAGCTATTCGATTTGCATTTGAAGTTACCTCTGCATTAACCGGCGTGTCAGGAAAAGGCAATATGCCTTCTTCCTCCGCTAACTTGCGTACAGGATCACTCGGTGTTGCCATTTTATTTTTAATGTATGGCGTCAGTTTCTTGTCAATCCACTTGTTCAAGGATTTAGCATTAGCTGGGTTGTCCAAACTCTCTGACTTGTACAATGGCCTTACAAAGTTCTCTACGCTTTTTCCCCCCTTCATCCAATTGCCGCCCTCTTCTTTGATGATGCTGGGAAAGAGGGATGACTCTTGTTCCGGGAACAACGATCTCGCACTGGACGGGACTAGGTTATCTGCAGAGGACGCGCCTTTCTTTGCGCCAGACTTTAATGCCTTGCTGACCAATCCACCGAACTGAAAGGTTCTTGCCATCAAGGGGCCCGACTTCTCTAGGGTAGGCTGATCAAACATCACCGTATTAAAAGTGGGCTTCATCAGGCCCTTGCCTGCTCGTTGTGCTGCTTGGGCCTTGAGCTTGTATGCCTTTTCCAAAGCATCGTATTGCGAGCGAGCACTCGCAATCTGAATTAATTTGTCTTGTTCCGTTTGCGGCGCACCGAGTTCAGGAATGGCAGGATATAGGCCGGAGATGTCCAGGCTCATTTCCTTGGAACGCTTTGACTTGCCGCCCCCACCGCCCTTTGTCGATAACTGCTTGAGCATCAGCTTGGCAGTCTTCCTTTCAGGCGCATCCGATTCGCTAGGATACATAGGCGCATACGCCGTGTCCGCCTCGTCGGCCAACAAGAACTGATTCATCGACTCAACCGACTGATCCAAAGACGCATCTCCGCCTTTGGCGTAATACTGGATATCTTCCTCTTCCACCTCGCCGCCCTCAGAGAACATCTGAGGCGCATACTCAGGAGGCTCGGACGATGCAAGACTGTCAATGTCTAACTCATCATCAGGTAAATATTGTCCGTCCATGGTTCGCCCTAACAAAAAGGTGGTGTCAGGACATTTTATGCCCTAATAGTACTCGGGCACAAGGTCTGGCACCGCATCATCTTCGCTGTCATCGGTGTGCAAAGAAATAAAGTTGCCAGAGCGAAAACGCATGAGCGCCTGCGTCGTTGAGTCAACCATGTCGTCATTGTCGCCGTTAGGGAACGCGGCGCACTCTTCAACCAAGGCTTCTGCCCATTCACGGTCCGGGGCCCATACCATGCCGGCCTCGAGTATCGGAGCCACAGAGTTGGCGCGGCTGATCTTGTCAGTACCCGCTCGTCGTCCACCAGGCGTGTACATCGTGACAGGGATTCCCATCTTGCGAAGTTCCTGCTGCAAAGTAACACCCGTCGCCTTGGCCTCGATCAGGACATTGTCTGGTTGCCAGTGGTCGTACTCGTCCTTGGCAATTCGCTTGAGTTCAGGGAAGTCCCACCTGCCACGCTTGACGTCAAGCAGTATCAGGTTAGCGCCTGAGTCTTCAGAGGGCTGGAATACGCCCCAGGTCGTGATCACCGAATAGTCAGCCGTCTCCTTCTTGCTGTAAGCAGTGTCGTAAGACTGGATGATGTACTCCACGACCGGCGGCTCGTCCTTTTGCCAGACCTGCCACCACTCACGTTTGAGAATAGCGCCCTCGTCATTGGTCGGTTGCTGTTGCCACTGGGCTTGCCACTTCTGTGGTGACAAGGAGGCCTTGACAGACAACAATTCCTCAACGCCCCAAAAGCCTGGCCATAGGGGTTTACCACTAGGCAGGATAGCAGGAAACTCAATCACCTCCCACTTGTCGGCCTTGTGGCTTGTCTGCTGTTTGATGAGGCGCGCGGTCAGGTCCTTGGTCCCCCACCTTGTCATCACAACGACAATCGCGCCGCCTGGCTGCAATCGCTGACGCGGGCCAGAGGTGTACCACTCCCAGGCGTTGTCTAGTGCAAGCTCCGACATGGCGTCTTGTTCAGAGTGTGGATCGTCAATGATCAAGAGGTCCGCGCCGCGTCCGGTCATTGCACCACCAACGCCGACAGCGAAGTATTCGCCGCCCTTGTCTGTGTCCCATCGGCCGGCGGCCTTGGAGTCAGCCTGCAAAACAACCTTTGGGTAGATTTCCTTGTACTCGTCCGAGTCCATTAGGTTACGGACTTTGCGGCCAAAACGCACGGCCAGTTCGCCCGTGTGGGTCGCTTGAATGATCTTGGTTCGCGGTTTATTGCCCATGATGAACGCCGGCAACAGGTAGGACGCAAACTCAGATTTGGTGTGCCGTGGCGGCATGTTGATGATCAGGCGCTTAAGCTTTCCAGTCATAACGCGGTTGAATGCATCTGCCATTTTGGCATGATGATCGCCAATAATTGCCTCGGGCCAGACGTACTTTGTGAACAACATGAAATCTTTTTGGGCACTCTCCTGTGCCTCTAACCTAGCAAGACGGTACTCGAGCTTAAGGCGCTCTACTTCCATTTCATCGTTTGGTGTGTTCATGCAGGATGTTTCACGTGAAACAAAATAGTTTTGGAATTTGCAAAAATTTTTACACAGAAACGGAAATAAAGCAAAGGGGGCCTATTTTGGGGGCCGGGGGTCCAATTGTGTTTAGAGCCCCACAAACTGTGTGAAATCGGGCTAAAGCCTCCGGTAGGTCCGCCTGGGGGCCAAAAACCGGGGCCCGGGGTTAGTGAGTGCTTACTACCGCTAAAACGCCCGCCGGGACTCTACCCGGCCACCAGGTCGCGGGCCACGGCCCAGGGATCGCGGCCACCAGGGCGCGGATCGCTAACCTGGGCGATCGATACCAGGCACCAGGTCACCGGATCACAAACACCAGGCCACCAGGCGCGCACGTGTAATGACAAACCAGGCAACGGGGACCAGGGCCACCGGCACCAGGTCATCGGCCGGGAGCGGCCACCAGGTCACCGGCCGGGGACCACGGCCCAGGTCACCAGGCCCGCGAATAACTGCGAATGTATGTACGTACCTGGGAGCGAATAACTGCGAACGTATGTACATACCTGGGAGCGAATAACTGCGCGCCAGGCACCACGGCCACCGGCCCGCCAGGCGCGGCCCGTGCAACGGGGCCCGCGTAACTTCGCGCCAGGCCTGGGATTTTTACGTTCACCAGCTGCGCCACCGCAGCGGGAAAAACGCTGCGGGCGCTGCGGGAAAAACGCTGCGGGTTTTCGGTACGGCGGGCGGGTTTTGACGTGAAACGGGGCGCGGACCACGCGCCAGGTTTACGGCCTGGGACCAGGTCCAAAAAACGCATGCGGTCCGGATAAGGGCGGCGGCCACCAGGGGCGCGGCCTGGCGGGTTTCGATACGGGGCGAAAAACCGAAGTAAGCGAAAACGATATAACCGGCGCGAATAAAAAAACCCGGCCAGGTGGCCGGGTTTACGGGGCCAGGTGGCCAGGGTTTTACACGTGCACGAGCTCTAACATGTCACCGGCCAGGGTTTCGAGCTCGACGCGTTCGGAGGTCCACGGGATCGAACGGGCGTACGCGGTGGCACCGGTCACGGCATCCCAAATTGTCTCGATCGGGCGGCCTTCATCGATCACATGCGCGTGCTCGATGCGTTGCGCGACACGGGGCCCAAACCTGGTGGCCAGGAATTTATCCACTTTATCTATCTTGGCCACCTGGGCACCGCGCAAAACCTGGTTAATGTTCCCGGCGGCCGCGTTACTGTAGGCCAACAGGGCCGGGGCCACTTCATCGATAAAACGATCCGGCGCGCTCGCGGTGTGGCGGATCGCGATATCTTCGAGCTCATGAGCTCCCCATACGATCCGGTTCGCGCATACGTAGTCAAACAAAAACGTTTTAACGCGTAACGTGCCCGCGCCGGTTTCTGAATTACTGATAAAAAACCCGCGAGCGAGCTCGCCCGTTTTCCCGTCCCGGCGGCCTGGGAGCTCGATCCGGTTGGTTTCATCGGCCAGGAATACAAACATGTCCCGGTCACCGGCATACAACGTTGTATTTTTAATGTCCACTTGATCCAACGGGCGGCCCCAGGTACCGGGGACTTTGAAATCACCGGTCACCCCGTCCCCGAATCGATCCATTAATTCGCGCACAACGTCATCATTCCAAATGCGGCCATAACGCGGGCCGGTCATCGCGCGGAGCTCAGGCGTCCCATTGTTTGAAAGTAAAACGCCCACGTCCTGGGCGGAGCGGTCAACCTGAAAACCATAATTAAGACAATCGGCGGCCAGGGGAGCGGGTAAGGCGCGAAGATAACCGGCGGGCGCGCCGGTCAACTGCGCGGCCTGGCCAAAGGACCAATGCGTGGGTGAATACCCGTGGCCGTTCGGGCCTTCGATGATCAGGCCCTGGTTATCGTCCAACGGGACGGCGCGAAGCTTACGCGATGAAACCACGGCGGCGCGACTGATAGCGCGCTGGGTTTCAAGCATGGCCAACATACCAGGTAATGAAGTGAAACGTTCTTCGGCGGGACGTGTGGCCCATTGTTTCGAAGCTTGGGAGAGTGTAGACATGATTAATTCCAATTCTAAGTTTCTGATTTACCGGTGACCTACCGGCGGCGGCGGCGGGCTCGCGGCCCGACAATCTGAATTCTACGCGGTAACTTTAAAATAATGAAATTATTTTTTTGGTTATTAGGGAAAGTCCTAATATACGCCCGGGCCACCAGGGCGGCCAGGGCCAGGGCGGGATTAATTAGCACGGCCAACGTCCCCGGCGATGTGGTGGCGCAGTAGCGAACCAGGCGGGAGCGATCGAGCGAACGCGGCCACGGCGGCCACGTCATCGGGCGCGCCGGTTTTCCTGGTAGCGTGCCAGGCGATCGCGGCGTGTCCCTGGCCCGCATAGCATCCGCCGGGATCATCGGCACCGGCGGCCACTTTTCGCGCCTGGGTACCATGGGCCACAAACACGATCACATAATCACGATCACCACGTGCACACAATGGGCGGCCGTTGCCACATGTTGCACATGTAAACCCGGAACCCTCCGGGCTCAATTGTTCGGGGCATTGCACAAACTGCACCCCGTCGAACGTGTACGGCCAAACAGTCCCGGCCGGGGCGGCTACTGTGGCCGGGTGACCGGCCCGGACGGCGGCCACGGCCTGGGGCATTGTGTCCGCGCTGAAATTAATAGTTGTTTTACCTGGCGCGGGTTTTGGTAGATTTTCAAAACCAAAATGCGAATACGTCCAGGCCTGGCCGTTGCGCGGTACCGCGTTATATACGGCGGCCAAATAATCGGTGTCTACCAGGTCGGCCGCATGTTGGCCGTTCGGGTTTAATGCGCACGTTTTCGGGCACGTGCCGAACGTGTGATGTTGTCCGGCCCGGTACGTTGTCGCGATCGGCCCGGTTTTTTTGTTGCTGCTTTGGCGGATTGTTTTAAGCATGACGGCCCCCGTCTACGTCGGGGCGGTAATGCTCGCAAGTGTCGGCACGGGCTCGCATGTTTTCATCGTGTTGCGCGTTTTCCTCCTGAAGCGTTGAAAACGGCGAAACAACCTGGCGGTTTACCTGGCAAATTAATCGGACATGATGATATCCATCATGGATAGATAATTGGCAGTTTCTACATGAGCGGATTGTTTTAAGCATAACGGCCCCCTGGGATTGTGTCGGCCTGGGGCGCGCGCTCGATAAGGGCCAGGGTTTTTAGGTCGGTTATTTCATCGGATAAACCAGGGCGGAACCAGGCCCCGTTAACTTCAATGGCTACCTGGCGGCCGTACATATACGCGTTTTCGTTTTGCGTTACGTTCGACGCGGTCGGGTTCAGGTGTTGGGGTTGCACCAGGTAAACCGCACGACTACCGGACGGGAGAATAACTAACAGAGACGTATCACTAATTACGGGCATAATTTTCTCGCTTTCTTACTTTCTGATCCCAGGCCACCACGGCCCAGGTGTTTGTGATATTACACACAAACAAAAAACAATGCAACAGGCCACGCAAAAAAAAAA